ACACAATAGACCGCCTTGTCAGTCTCTTTGCATGTCTTGAATACTCTCTGCACAGATGCGTCAGCCTGACCTTGGATATTCCGACGGATAAACTCCTCGAGCTTATCTGCGCTCTCCGGAAGATCCTGTTCGGTCTTTTCCTCGATGCCATCAAGTCGGATAGAAAACAGATTCAACAAATCTACGGCTGGCTCTGCCGGCAAGTCTGTCACAGATGACCCAACCCTCTTCCAAGGAATGTAAGGGCTCGAGTCCACATCGGTCTTGTATGACCAGAGCATTCTTAGGCCAGCTCCCAAATAGACGGCCGCATCGATATCCTTTGACCAGTCTCGACCCGGAAAGCACTCCGAAAGACCAAGCAGAATCTTTGTCCGATACTGCATAGCCTGCTGCTTTGTCACGTGCAGATCCGGCCAGTGGATATGGACTCCAGTCTTGATCAAGCCACCAACCTGACGAGGCCGAGAGAGCGCGACAAGACACGCCTGTCCAGTCACCTTATTCATAGCCTGGCACAACTCGATAATCATATGATGGGGCAACGCAGCTTGGTCTTTATAGTCGAGATCGACGAAAAACCGAAAAACGGGTGTCTTTTGCTCTACTAGATATAGTTTCTTATTTCGCTTCAGAGACTTGACGTATCTGGAGTGAAACACTTCTGGGGATGCATTCGACGCGTGCAAAACACCCCCATTGAGTAACAGATGTGTGATTGGCCCGGAGCCGCTCGACCATCTCTCCATAAATAGTATGGGTTTAAAACTTTTAAGCGGACCCTCCAGCGGACCCGCAGGGTCCGAGCCTGCAACAAGGGGCTGCGCCCCTTCCCTATTAGGGTCCGAGCCTGCAACAAGGGGCTGCGCCCCTTCCCTATTAGGGTCCGAGCCAGCAACAAGGGGCTGCGCCCCTTCCCTATTAGGGTCCGAGCCAGCAACAAGGGGCTTCCCTAAGGATCCTGGCTCGTAAACATAAAGTTCTGGATGAGTGAAATGAAAGTTGGCTCCTCCTTTGGCTGCGGGATCTCATCGTGATCAAACTCTATTTTTATATCTTTTTTGGTAGCTGCCCGTTCCTTGTTGAGCAAGGGGAGAATATCAGCCATTGAGAGTTTCATGAGCTCGTCACGTTCTGAATCATCTCCTCGAAGCTTGATGATTCGGTCGACAAAATAAGACTTGCTTTTCATTCTTCTAATAACGAAGGGAAAACGGTTGACGATCTGACGAGCGAAGGGCTGAATAAAATTCAGGATTTTGCATGACGTATTTGGTTATAAGTGGCCATATCTTGCGCTTCGAAATGCCCTCGAGAGTATCAAACTCCAAAAAGTCATTCTCGTCATAATTCTTTTTGAAAGCCATCTGCTGAGTCTCCATCTTGTGTTTTTCAGATAGAAACTGTGTTACAAGCTCTGGTTGGTTGAGTGTGACTGTGTCAAATATGTATACGTGATATGTTGCATCCTCGTCGGTTGTGAATTTAAAGTACTTGTATGTACCATCTTTGAGATTTATCAATCCCCTGGTCTCTTCTTCGAGTTCGCGAACTGCACAACGGAGAGGGTTGTACACTTCGCGCTTTCGACATCCGCCCGTCACAAAGGTCCATTCCTTGTACCTTCGATCGTGGACTAGCAAAAAGTGCGCTTTATCATTTATATAGCATACTGGAATAGCAATTGCTTTATGCTTTTCCATCTACTTTTTCTGGAGATATTTTTGGGCCTACATCCGACGCCAGAAACCTCTGCACAGTTCCTACTCGTGGATCGTAACTTAAAAGAAATACAAATACTGCCAAGGCTATCCAAGCTACCCAGTGCATTAATATACCCTGAGATTTAGCTTCCGTACCGAAGACCGCCCATACCATTCTCAATCTTGAGGATGTTGTAGTTTACTGCATACAGGTAACCTTGGGGGGCATTGCCAACACCGGAGGCTAGCAGCTTCTGCAGGCTGTACGCGACTGGGGTAACCAGCCGGAAGGTGTCAATCCGGGAAAAGTTGAGAGTTCCTGTGGGCTGGTACTTGGCCGTGTCGAGGCAGAAGGGGATGCAGAGAACGTTGGACCGAACAGTGTTTCCGGCTGCGTGGTAGCCGAAAGGAGTGTGGTAGTACTGAGGAACCTCGACCCAGTGGGGCAGGGCCCGGGACTCACCAATCTCGGTACCGTTAATCTGCAGAACCATACGCTGGTTCATATCGCTGTAGGAAGTAACGTTAGAGGCGATAAACTTGACTGGATGATTGAAGACCACCTCCTGGCTATTGGTATTGGGTGCGATAGGCACACGCTGCACCTGGGTAATGAGCATCTCAAAGGCATTCTTGGCAAAGTACTCGCGCTCATTAGGGTCCAGATACATGAAGTTACCCCAAGACTGGAACTCGAGGGTACTGGGCACAAGTGGCTCGTATGGCACATTGCCTGCAAAGATGCCAACTGCCTGAGAGTTGATAAGGCTGTTAGTCACCTGGGAAGGGAAGTTGAGAGTCACAGTTGTAGCGACATTGTTTGTGTAGATGACGTTGCTAATGTAGACCAGGCCAGTCAGACCGGCATTGGTGACAACCATTCCTGGCTCAATCTGGCCACCATTGATAGAGTCGACAGTGGCTGTGCACGTGGTGACGGCAGATGCACCCTGTGCAGGTATATTGATTGTGGCCAAAATCTGGGGGTTGTAGACGAATGACTCAACTGGGCTTGCAGCAGTCACTGTAGTCCAGCTGATATTGTCGGTAAACTTAACCACCAGATTTCCGGAACCAACTCCGTTTGTATATGTAATACCGCTCGGATCAGACACATATACCAGATTTGTACCGAAGTTGGAACCCGTAACGACAGCTCCAATAGATACACTTCCTGCAACGTTTGAAGTCAGAACAGTTGCCGTGAGAGCTGGTCCAGCACCAGTGACTGAGTACAGAAAGGATGCTGACTGCAGGGTCGGGTCCGTCAGAGGGGCAACGCTCGTTGGGGCGCCCGCCGGGGCGACTTGGGTTGCGAGAGTACTTCCCCAAGTGATGCGGAGGTCCACATCATGGTACTGCAGAGCAATCAGAGGCAGGGCCGTCTGCCACTCCTTGCAGAAGAAAAACTTGAGAGGATAGAATGCGTTATCGTTAGAAGCCAGAGTCACTGACTGAGGAATGTAACGCTGAGAATAGGTCGAGGCCATACACACTGGGTCGATGTTGTAGGTATAGAAGGCATCCTGAAGGTCAATCACCTGACCACCAATCAGAAGCTCGACGCGATCTATTATCTGGGACCAATCAAGGTCTGAACGTGTGAGGCCGGTAGAATCCCGGGCCGTGAGGTACATATAGCTCAGCAAATCTCCCTTGCGCTCAACCCGGATGGTTGAGATGCCTGCTGGAGATGGCTGACCCTGGATAAGCATGCGCTCCACTGATGAGGCAAAGTGGGTATGACGCTTATAGTTTGAACGAAAGAATGAAACTTCGGGACTTCCCGTGAGGTGCACGTCCTGGACACCTGTAGCAACGAGCTGGACAATACCACCAGACATTTACTAGTATAATTGATTTTTTTTATGCAGCCGCAACGGATTTTGCAAGGGGATTCTTGTCGAGCTGTTTCTGAGCAACATCAAGCTTACGAGACCATGGATTCTCTTGACCCTTGTATCCGTTAAACTTATTGAACGGGGGTGTGGCATAGTTGCCGCTGTATCCTGCATCTGCCGGAGTTACTGGTGTTGACCAATTGTCCTCGCGAACTGAAGTTGCAGCTCCATTCTGGTTCAGGGGATCGTTCCGGACATTCATCTGGCCAGCCGGAAGCATACGACCTTTTTGACCACGGCTTGAATCACCCCAGAGCTGGTTTGGCTGAAACTCATGTGCAGCATCTTTACGGAAGAATTGGGTTCCAAACTCAAGTCCATCACCTCCTCGGTTGACAGACTGCGACTTGAGAGTAGGCTGCATAGTCCTCTGGAAAATGGGTCGCTTCTCCGGTGCAGAGATGGGACCACCCTGCCCCTGAGCCCGTCCCATCTCAGTTCCACGATAGTAAATCTTAGGTGGGCGCTGAGTCTGAGTCAGACCACCCTGCTGAACCCAACCAGATGGAACAATGGCCACGGGGGGACCGGGACGACCATCTAACTGGACAAGACGCTCCTCATTCACATTTGTTGGCAAAACACGGAACACCTGCTGAAAGCCACCAGTCGCTGGAATATTAGCACCAACGCCAAGACCTGGTCCGACATTCATGCGTTCAACTGGTGGAAAGTTGTTCATTTTGTTTGTAACCGCCTGACGGTTATACAAGTTATATACTGGCTGACCAAACGGGTTGCGATTCGCCCCGGCGCTAATATCACCAAAACCACCAGCAACCTCGCGTTTCTTTATGGGTACACCCGGAAAGGGCTCATTAATAGGTCCACTCCCGATACCCATATCGTTCGAGTTTAAATGATACGTCTGACGGGATCCCTGGGGTATCTGATCGAGGATGGCCACGCGGGTTGGTTGTGCGGGGGCATCTTCCTTGTCACTTAGTCTCTTTCCTGCGTAGACAAGACCAACAACTGCTGCAAGTGCTAGTGGGTCCATACTACTTATTAATTAGAAGTTTTTTAGGGAAGGGCGGAGCCATTTTTGTAAGTGCTGGCTCGGACCCTCGCCCCTTGTTGCCGGCTCGGACCCTACGGGTCCGCTTGAGGGGCCGCTTTTACAAAGTATATCGCTTCATGAATGAAGCGTTCTGAAGGGCGGCACGGGTGTCGGTCGGGTCATTAGTCCAGACCCGCTGTGGAGGGAGTGTATACTGGGTTGGAAAATCGAATGGCTTTTCGGTCCAGTAACGGTTGAAAGTGGTTGTACTCTGTGACCGAAGAATATCATCGGTTGCTACAATTTCGCTCAAAAGAGGCACCAAAGGGCCTTTTTCCTGAAGCATACGAAGGCCGGGCTGAAGGAGAGGCATTTCTACTTATTGCTTAGAAAGAATTTATCTGCGTCGTACGATTGAAAACTGCACGCTGCTGCACACGCTCGGGGAAGATTGGGTTACTATCAGGATCGCACGCTCCGGGGGTATCGCGGCACATTGGTGCATTACGGTCGCCGTAGGCTGCAGTTGTAAAGGCATCGCGGTCATTGGGTATTGTTGTACTAGCAACTGTGTAAAAGTTACGCTCGGCATCTCTCTGCCTCTCAAATGGGTGAATCACATTCCACTGCTTCTGAATCTCATTTTGGACAGTTGGATAATATCCAGCTGCAGGACGATCCGGCTTATCGGAATAATCAGTCATGAGCACATTTCCCATGGGATTATCAAAAGTTGGCATAGTCACCCCGCGCATAGGGCGTCCATCACTCGTAACACCCTGTGCACGACCCTCCTGAATCATTCCACTATGATACAGCATATAAAGAATACCTAGTACAAGGGCCGCAAGTGCAAATATACGTGAATCACGCTTGATGAGATATATAATTACACTTGAATACAGAATAAACCTAGTTGTGGAATACATACGATCTTCGGCCGTCTGTCTGGCTGAAGGCCAGAACTTGAGCAACTGATCGTTTCGAAAGAGTTGGCGAATATCCATTATTACTTACATCTATTTTTTGTTCCCGAGCATCGATACCCCCCCACCACCGAGCATACCCATAAGTGCACTCATCATTGCACCCTCATCAATCTTACCCTCGAGCTGCTGGGCGATATTCTCAATTGCACTTGCAGTCTCGGGTGGAATCATCGAGATCAGAGACCCAAGCAGAAAGAGGTTGTTCAGGTACGTCCAGATTGCAGTCTTGGTATTCTCAGACAGAGTCGGCCAATACGTAGCCAGATTCGTCTCCTTCACAATATTCACATCATTATCGATGAAAAACTGCTCATCACGCTTAGAAACGTGGGCTGAATAGGGGCTCATCTCCTTCATAAACTGTGCCATAGGAAGTCGATCATTGGCCAGCCGGCCAATCTCAAAAGCCTCCTGGTACTCCTTCATAGCCTTCTCCTTAGGGAAAGTCTTCACGAGCTCATTGAGAAACTCCTCCATGAGATCATTGAATGCACCGACCGTAGTCATTTATATTTATAGTGTTTCTTCCCTTTAAGCTCCGTCCCTCCAGCGGACCCGTAGGGTCCGAGCCAGCTCGAGCCTACCTGAATGGCTCCGTCCCTCCAGCGGACCCGTAGGGTCCGAGCCAGCTCGAGCCTACCTGAATGGCTGCGTCCCTCCAGCGGACCCGTAGGGTCCGAGCCAGCTCGAGCCTACCTGAATGGCTCCGTCCCTCCAGCGGACCCGTAGGGTCCGAGCCAGCTCGAGCCTACCTGAATGGCTCCGTCCCTCCAGCGGACCCGTAGGGTCCGAGCCAGCTCGAGCCTACCTGAATGGCTCAGTCAAAATAGCCTCATTCTTCGAACCGCCTGACGAAACGATGAAATAGACTAGTATCCCATTCAGAACTGCAGGCTTTATAAAGTGCGAGTTTGGTAGGCCCTGCTGATTGTTAATCCTGGCGCGCATATAAATGTAACCCGCCGTAACAATCGCTGCAACGAGTGCGGCAATAAAAGGATCTTTCAAGTCCATTACGTTATGTTAACTTTTTTTAATCAGATATCTGGCGCTTCATTTCTATTTTCCATAGTATCTGGTGCCCCTGAAAACAAGTCATCCGATTGAGGATTATTCAGTTGAATGTTTTTTGTCTGCTCGGCTGGAGCTGCTGGCATCTGTTCGACCATTGGCTGCTCGGGCAGCTCCGGCTGGTCGAGCATCGGCTCAGCCACCGGCTCATCTGGCTCAGGATCTCCCTCGTGGAAGTTGTACGACTCGAGATCATCATTCATCAGATTGGATAGAATCTCGTAAATTGGAACTTTGGCATCCATCGCATTCTTGATGCAGACAGAAAACCGCGCAGTCAAGTCTGCTTCGCGGTCGTACTCGGACACATTCTTCATGAAAATCTTGGGATCACGGTACAACTCCTCGGCAGCCTCCTTGTAACACTCGTGAACAAAGTCCTCAGATGATAGCTTGGGGATGCTAATCTTACGCTTTTCTCCAGTTAGACGCACCGAAAGCATAATCTTGATGAATGAAACTTGTGTGATGTTGATTAGCTTATTAAACATTGGAAACTCTTTTGTAATTTCATTTGTTCGATCCTTGACTAGACTGTTGTTCCAGTGAGGAATCTCCTTCAAAAGTTTCTGAAACTGGATCAAAGGCTGGTAACCCTTGCACATAGTCTCTGCATCAACATACAACTTGTAAAATGCCATATTCATGTGAGGAATCATGACAGTACACAACTTGTAGAGAAATTCGCGCTTAGCTTCTACTAGAGAATCCATTATAGTCGCGTTAGTTTTTATTTTTCCTTATTTCACTCGCCACTTTTCTCAAGTTGACGAATGTTGGAAAAGATCCTGGATCTTCTGGAACAGACTCCTCTTCCTCTTTCTTGTTCAAGTTCCACGAGAGATATAGACTCGGACCACCGAGTTCCTGAACAGTATACCCCAAAAGCCGAAGTTGGCGACTGATGTAGGATGTCGCAAAATCCAAGTTGTACATCGGATAGCCGATAACCATCGGCGGAACAGTCAGAAAGACTTGCGGATCACCAACTTCGACCGCATACCGAATCTGCTTATCAAACTTGTTTAAAATCTCTTTGAATGTATCCTTGCGAACTCTATTTTTTTCGCTCTGTATTTTCTTGATGTCCTTTATGTTCAACATCCTTATTATGCCGCATTGAGAGTTTCTAGCACAGATGCACGCACATCCTTAAACTTGGCGTACACATCTGGCTTGAACGGCTGGAAGGGACCAAACTGCTCAGGCTGTACCTGCTCAGTCATAGATATGATGTCAACCTTACCACCCCCAGGCCGGGCGGTGACATCATATTGGATTCCGAAATATCCATTCAGGTCGAGAAAGAGCATACGGGCGTTGATGGTTCCATCTGGATTCTGGTTGGCAAAGATGGTTTCAACCGGGAACAGCCTTGGTTTTTTCGCCCTGATTGCATTTGCCATTGCCTGGATAACTCCTTCTGGGACCTTGGTCTCAGACTGTGGACCGACATATCGATCAGTGTCCCGCCACATAAGCAGGGCCAGGACAGCGAGGGCTCCCAACAAAAGTAGGCGAGTCATATTACTGTTATGCGTTAATTTTTTTTTAGAGAAATCATCTACAGTCTTAGGATGGCTACTCTGATATATTCGGAGCGTTGTATTCATAGCATGGATATTGTCACTTATATCAATTCAACTCCGGCTCTCAAATCGATGGTGAAGTTTCACAATGTGAACAAGCAGGGTGTTCCCAGCAAGAGTATCAAGGCGGTCCCGACCCTCGTAACTCCAGAAAATAAGATGCTGGTCGGGGCTGAGGTTAAGCAGTGGCTTACCTCAATGCTTCCTTGTAACTTTAACGAGTTTGAAGGAGCTGGAATAGGTATGGCCAACCTTGATAATACCGAAAAAGATGATGACTTTTTCGCACTCGATTCGTATGGAGTATCACTCAAACCAAACATTACGCCTGATCTCCAGGCTCGGATAGACGCAAATGTAGGAGATTCATTCAAGAGTATAGAAAAGCCCAAATAGTTAAAGATTTGTATCCCTAGATAGGTAATGAGATTGCGAACCATTCAGGCAGTAGCCATAAAGAGTGTGTTTGAGGTACTAAAAGATATAATCAATGACGTGAATCTGTACTTTGATCCTGAAGGTGTACATATCATTGCACTAGATGTTGCCCGGACAGCCCTTGTTCACATGACTCTGTTGGCTGAAAACTTTGAGGAGTACGACTGTCCATTAAAGGTTATTGCGGGTATGAATATGGCCAACACCTACAAGCTTCTCAAGTCGGTGACGAATAATGATACCCTTGAGATGTCAATAACATCTGGTGAGATTTTGGAGATTATTGTTCACAACCAGAACAAAAAGTCTTGTTCGCGCTTTCTCCTAAAGCTCCTAGACATTGATGAGGACCTGCTCGAGAGTCCGGACCTTGACACAGACATCATCACGACATTTCCGGCAATAGACTTTCAGAGAATATGCAGGGACATGGGCAACTTGTCCGATGAGATTGATATATTTAGGGAGAATAATCACCTGGTCCTAAGTTGCCGAGGCGACTTTGCAGACCAGAGCACCCGGATAGAGTGCCCAGAAGACTGTGGGGCAAAGGTTGGAAACACCTTCAGTCTCAAGTATATTAATCTATTTACAAAGGCGACTAGTATGTGCAGTAGTGTGCAGCTTCTACAGAACTCACAAGATCCAAATCTACCCATTATACTTCAGTATACGATAGCCAACCTGGGCGATATGAAGTTTTACTTGTCAGCAAAAGCGAACGACGATTAAAGATTTGAATAAATATGTATATTATGGAAGCGGCTCTTAATTCCAAAATGAAAGAGTTTATAAAGGATGAATTTAAAGAGGGTGAAATGATTGATTATCTACTTTCTTCCGCCTCCTTTATCAAAGAGTACTACACGGAGAGGGAAGTTGAGGATACTGGTCAAAAAAGCTCTTTATTCAAGAGTCGCAAAACAGGTATGCAAAGAAAGGAGATTTACGACAAGTACATGTCGGTCGTTGAGAATGAAGGAAGTGTTCAACAAAAGGTGCAACAGATCTGTCCATGTGAGTGTGGGGGAACTCAATTTATGTGGGATTATAGCGCAAGTGAAGAGATATGTGAAGAATGCGGAGTGACCCGGTATATATTGGGTGAGGAGGTTGGTTTCAAGGAGGAGCAAACTATGGAGAAGAATATTGTATATACGTACAAACGAGAGAATCACTTTAATGAGTGGGTAGCGCAGTTTCAAGCAAAAGAGTCTACAAATGTTCCAAAGGATGTTATTGAGAAAATTCGTACTGAATTTAAGAAACAGAAGATTAAGGATGTGAGTGAGATTACGCACGCCAAGGTTCGAGCTCTGCTCAAGAAACTCAATATGAATAAGTTTTATGAGCACGTGCCCTATATTACAACAATCCTAAACGGCATTCAACCCCCTACGATGAATCAAGCCCTTGAGGATAAGCTCCGACTTATGTTTCATCACATCCAGAAACCTTTTGAAATTCATAGACCGGCGGATCGGAAGAATTTCTTGAGCTACTCCTACGTTCTCTATAAGTTTTGTGAGTTGCTCGGCGAGGATGACTATCTCCCGTGCTTTCAACTGCTCAAGTCAAAGGAGAAATTATACAAACAGGATCAGATCTGGAAAAAGATATGCCAGGAACTATCGTGGGAATATATCAAGACAATATAATGGCAATGCATACGAATTTAACGAAATTTTTATATATTACCATATAATTGTATCTCATCAAAAAATAAGCTTGTACCGAATCTTCAATTGACCAATTGTATAGTGGCCAAAATTCTTACGGTACTTGAGCATAGTATGAAGAGCTGGTGTTTTTCCTTCATCTTGATATGTGAGGATAATCACATCTTCGAGTGTGGATAGATTATTCGAGTGAACATTCTTGGCCAGGACGGCGAATAGCTCATCCATATTAAAGTTTACGCGCTCATTCTTTTTAAGGCTATGGACAATGTCATAAAAAGAATCGCAGATTTGGCCGATCTAGATACCCGTCGAGCCATGGGCTTCAAACCGAGAAAGCTCAAGCTGGACGATGTTCCGCCATTTAGACCGGAGCAACTTATTTTCAAGTATTATGTGGATAAGAAACTCCTTATATTTATGGAAGTTTCTGAATATGGTCGTTTTGAAATGGAGATTGTTACAGATGTGGACTATGTACACACAAACTTGTTTATTTTCAATACAACCACCACCAAAAATAGTGTGATTATGTATCCTAATGGGTGTAGTACACATCTATTTATAAACGGATTACCATCAGAGGAGTTCTATACAGGTATGGCTTATCCGCTACTTGTCAAAGACTCGAGTAGTTGAATTCTCTGAGTCAGTAGTGTGTTTACTTGCTCTATGTTCGATGTTATCACGGACTGCTGCATATTATACAAACGTTGGAGGGTTGACATATATACTGGAATATTACTCTTGTCAATCTCAGCGATCTGTGCCTTTACCATATCAATTTGATGAAGAGAAGTCGCAAATTGACTTACGTTGTTTACCCCTAGTGTTTTGAGCTGCTGATCAATCGCCTGAATTTGGGAATTCATTATATATGTATATATTATTTTCTTTATTTAATCTTAATAGACATATACAC